AACCACTGCGAGAGAGAAAAAAGTCTTTCCAGTAGAAGACTCTCCAGCAATAGCAGTAATCTTATTCCCAGATACACCACCAAATATACTACCTGAAACCAGTGCATTAAAAATGTATGAACCCGTACCAACATAAGTTTCTGTCTCATCAATATCTGCAGCTAATTGTGTATACTCTCCACCAATTTCTTTTACAATGTCCTTAAGAAAATCCATTTTTGCTCTCCTTTTTTAAATAATTTATTTTATATGCCCACAATTTTGCATACAGATTTGGAACCCTTTTATTCAGTAAATTAATAATTACATCCAATTCTTTTTCGTTTATAGGTATATTCATTATGAAAAAAACGATTCCAGTGTTGTTGTCTTTTCAATTCTCCATCCAATTGCATCAAGAATGACTTTCATTGGTTCAAGAAATGCTTTATTAAATTGTAAATCATAATCAATATATTTGTCCAGTCCAAGCTCCTTAGGGAATTCTTGAATATAAGAGATTACATTTTCTCGAATTGGATTAGGAAGTTTCAAATAGCAAAATTTAATTTTTTCACCATTCTGAATTGCTGCATACTTTTTATCAAGTTTCTTTTCCTTGATAAAATGATTATACAGAAGAGCACCACGAACGTGGATTGGAGTTCCCTTTCCATAAATTGTTGCGTGTGCTTTATGTTTAACAACATCAGAAACAGTTCTCGGAAATGATACTTCTTCAACTGAAAGTTCAATAAACTTTTTTCTAGACTTTTCAATATAATCAATCATATCATTCTCCGTCTTAGTCATAATAAGTTTAAGAGCATCCTTAATCATTTGACGACAAGGTGCAGGAGTGGAAGACTTAACTGCTTCAAGTCCCATAATCTTCAGTTTTGGTTGTTCATATCGAACACCCTCACTATCCCAGACATTAAGAATATATCGTTTCTTAGCAGTCCAGATTCCACGATCAGCAATATTCTCTCGTTTCATCTGCATCTTCTGCTCGTATGCATTCACATAGTCTGCCAATTCTTGGTAAGAACTTTCAATATAAGGCTCAAGTTCCATTTTACAGATCTTATCAAGGAAAGAGACAATTTTCTCACGAGTCTCCTCTCTCCCTTTGTATACACATTGCACCAAAGGACCCATATTAAGATAGATAGAATCAGTATCTGAAGCAATAACATAATCAACGTCACTAGTTTTCAACACCTTATTTAGATATTTGTTCATCTTCCCCTCAATCCAACGGATTGATACTTGACCAGACAAGGTGATTGCCTCGGCATTTGCCAACTTGTAATATCTAAAGTATTGGTTTCCAATGGCACCATAAGCAGAGTTCAAGGAAATCTTCTTTGCCATCTGAATATTATTACATCGAGCAATCTCCTTTTCTAATTCCTTAGTGGGAGTTTTTTCGTATGCTTTCTTTGCCTCAATCATCTTCTTTTTAAAGATAACCCTATCCCCATACATCTTTTCCATCAACTCAGGAAGGAATCCCTTAATATCCTTTCTATACATTGCCCCATTAGCACATACTGCATAATCCTTATGCAATTCAAAATTTATTTGCTCTTTAAGTATTCTATCAACAGTTGCTTGTGGATGTTTTTCGTCGAGGAGTGTCTCTGGAGAAATATTATATTGCATAATAAGATGGGGATAGAGAGAATTAAGGTCAAAACTAACCACCCAATCATATATCCCAGGAATCGGTTCTTTAACATATGCCCCCGCATATTTTTCATCCTTTGATGATTTATCTTTCGGGGGAATAACAATGTTGCGTTTCTTAAGATAGTTGTAAATAATGGCATCCCAAGTTCTTACCTGAAAAAACACATCATTATAATTAACTTTAGCATCATATGCCATCGTCAAAAGCAACTCAATAAGTTTCATCTTATCTTCTAGTTGATCAACAAGTTCAACGTCTTTAATGTTATAGTCAACAAACTTTTGCCAATCTTTAGTATAAAAATCTCGAAAAGTATCAAACTCACTATGGTCCAACTTTTTTTGTCCCAGTTCTACAAATGCAATATGGTCTAGTCGATACGACTCCTGATTTGTGTAAGTAAACTTTTTATACAAATCAAGATAATCAATAACGGATACACCAGCAATTTCATATGAAATTTGCTCTCTGCCCTGAATGACGAGTTCTTTCCTACGGATATTGCCCCAAGGAGAAAGACGACGTGCCTCCTTCTCCCCTAGAATACGTTCGATACGTCCAGCAATATACGGAATATCATACAACTCACAGTTCCATCCAGTAATGGCATCTGGAGTATTCTGTTGCCAAAAGGAAAGGAACCGATGGATCAAATCAATTTCATCAGAGCATCTCACATAAGCAAGGTCTTTACGGGTGTTCTCATACTGCCTAGCATTCGCAAAGCAGATTATCTGTTTCGTTGCATAATTTTGCAGAGTGATTGTCAAAATTTCTTCGGCACAATCAAATACATTTGGGAATCCACCCTCAGCCGACACCTCAATATCAATTGTAAACAATCGAATCTTAGTAATATCAAACTTAATTTCATCCTCAGGATATTTGTCGGAAATATACTGTGCTTTATAGTTGTCATTACCATAGACAGTAAATCCCTCAACCTTAGAATACTTATCTAAAAATTCTTTACATTCAGATATCTTTCCTGGTTGAATTGGTTCAACAGGGTATCCATCCAACGTTCTATATCTTGTCTGTTTTTTTGAAGATACAAACAGGGTAGGTTGATAATCTTCTTCTATTTGAAAATATTCACCATTGTCATAACCACGGACCAACATTTTATTAAATTTTTCATAGACGTTGGTGTAAAATCTCATTTTGTAATTTCTAAGTATTCATCTAGTAATTTACCATTTGGTTCAACAAGAGTTAAAATCTTGTCAGAACTCATCATAATTTCAGTATCATTTGTTAATGATTTTAGCCAAAGAGAGATACTCCCATCATCATTTATCAAACAAGGATTAGTTAGTTTGCAATTTGGTTCTCCAAAATCAACTAAAACTTCTTCGATTTCAGTTATTAGGTTCAATTGATTCTGAAGTATCAGAACTTGAATCGTTGTTTTCTTTTGCATTTCTTCCATAAATTTTTTCCTCATAAGATTTTTTCAATGTTGTTGCAGGTTCCACAATAGAAACAATCCAATCTGGATTAACTGCTATGTCTTTCTGTTCAGTAAGTGGCATCCAAGGATATACGGATATGTTATATTGCCTACTAACTGAAAATTTTTCATCATCTGTCAGAATTTCTGGTTCAATCAATTTTACACAGAATGGATTAGAAAAAACATAAGAAACTACCTTATCATCTTCCGAGACTAATTCTTTAATGTCTGCAATTACATCTTCACCAGACTTCAATATTGCAAGTTTTATAGTCATTTTTTCTCCCTTTTTTAAAATTTTACCAACAAAAAAGGGAGGTGTCAACTGGATTTTGCCAGTTACCTCCCGTATGCACCGACGATATTTGGGGTTACTATTATTTAGAGGTAATCTTTACGGGCGTGATGTTCTGGAACTATTTTCCCAAGTACGATCCGTAAAAGTCCGTTTTCGAATACAACCTCCCTGACTTCTGTGTCGTCGGATAGAGTCCACGCTCGTTTAAAACTTCTGCTAGCCACTCCCTTGTGGATAAACGTCCTATCCGATTCGGTATCTGCCTTTTGTCCTTCGACAAAAAGTTTTCCATACTCTGTGTATACATTTACCTCCTCCTTTCTGAATCCGGCAAGGGCAAGTTCTAAATGAGATTCAACATTATTTATTTGAACTAGGTTATATGGGGGATAATTTGTTGTTGTTTCGTGAAGATTAAACAATCTATCAAAATATTCATCCATTCCAATACTATTGCGAGTGATTCTATCCATAAGAGTGGACAAATCCGCAGCATTATACCTTGTGAGGTTAGTCATTATAGTAGCTCCTTTTTTAAAAGCGAGTTTGTTTTGTGTGGACCCTTTTGGCATCCGTATATAATTATATCAGATCATAAAAAAAGACGGGTAGGAAACCCGTCTTTTTTTATTCGGTTTCTTCACCTCTTTTCTTTTTAGAACCAATATTGTACTTAGTTTCCAGAATCCAATCACCCTTTTCTTTAAAAGAAATTACTTTAATTTGATTTAAAGGAGCAATATCTACAATTTTTTCAACTTTAACCACAGTTATTAGACCCCAATCAGATAAAAGTTGAATAATTCTATTTCTCCTCTGAATATCATTTACAGTTAAATTTGCATATTTACCATCAAGTGCAAAAAGTTCTTTAAAATGCACAAGATAATACCTACCTTGCTTGTGTAAAATATGGCAAGATTGATAGATTTTTTTCTCCTTTCGAGAAGCAACTCCAATACGAGTTAATGTTTCACGTACTTTTAAAAAATCATCGGGTTCATTTAGAACTACCTCAATCATTTGTTCAGGTGTCCAATTAACAATAGGTTCAACTACGGTAGTCATTTTTTTCCTCCAGTCTCAAATTTAGATTTAATAAAATTTAATTGTTCTTCAGTCAAAATTGCCAGTGCTTGTTTTGCTTTTTCATTACTATATCCATAATATTTTTTAACATATTCAATGTTCTTGATTGTATTTTTATTCAACCAAGGAGAAAATCTATTTTTTTTCCTAATGGTATTTATAAAAAAATCATATTGCATTTTTTTTGGAAGAAAATTATACATATTCATTTCATTGCAAAATAAAATAGTGTCAATATGACCAGATAAACATCTATTAATAATATAAGGAGGGTATTCTTTTTCTATTGTTGGGTCTTCATCAATTAAATTCTTTTTTGTTTGATTTATTGAATTTAACCAATCTTTCAATTCAATTGTCATAATCAGGTTTGTTGTACTTAAGGTACTCAAAAAAGGTAAGTTTCATTTCTTTCTGAGTCATACCACAATGTTTTGCAGCAGCAGGAAGAGTCATTTTAGCACGAAAAAGACCTTCATTTGCCTCTTTCACATTTTCAGGTGTTGTTTTGACTGGATGCTCTATCAGTGATGCTTTGTTGATTTTATATGGGTTCATTCAAACTCCCTCTCTTTATTTGTTTTAGGGGGAGGTGTTTCATATGATGGTAGGCACGAAACAGAAATCTCAGTTGATTTAGTTGCTTCTGCCATTTGACGATATCCAAGTCCAACATAAATCTGCCCACCAACTACTGCAACTGCCATAGCACCCCAGAAGATGTAATACCATTTAGATTTAACTTGATGTTGCTTTTTTAATTCATCAAGTTCTTCGTGAATATCTTGATGATGAAATCTTAATGGTTTTTGTATCAATGCTTTGAGTTTCTTGTTTTTCATTTGAATTCACACTCACACATAATTTCAGTTAATGCAGCAATAAGATTTATTTCCTGGTCAGCCACGAATGCACATTGGTATTGATACTTAGCAATAACAAGAACGGCAGCAGGGATAGATTGGGGAAGTAAGCAATCATAAGCGGTGTCATAAATCCTGCGAAGTAAAACAGGAGCATCGTTATCCAAGTTGGAGACCACCCACTTTCGGACCTCAGTAAAGTTTTTATTTTTGAGATGTTTAACCAGTTCATTTGTAGAAACGTCAGAGAAAGTTGCAAGAATACCAGAGTCGATTTTCCCACCAACAGAATATCGTTGGCATTCATTCAAAACTCGCCTGAAATCGGGAAAATGCTTAGATACCAGTTCAACAACGACTTTTTGATCGTACTCAATCTTTTCCGCATCCAAGATTTGTTGAAGTCTTCGAAAGAAACTTCCTGCAAGTTGGACTTTTTGCTTTCCCTTGATTGTGAAGTCGATGACTGCACAACGGGAGTGAAGAGGTTCAATGATTTTGTTTTTGTAGTTGCAGGTGAAGATGAATCGACAGTTGTTATAAAATGCCTCAATATTCGCCCGTAGTAAGAGTTGTACGTCGTTGCCTGTGTTATCCGCCTCATCGATGATGATGACTTTGTGTTTAGAAGATCCCGTAAGTGAGACGGTCGAAGCGAAGTTCTTTGCTTGATTCCGTACAGTATCCAGGAAACGTCCTTCGTCGGATCCGTTAATGACATAAAAATCTGCTCCCAATTCGTTACATAGTGCCTTTGCAATGGTCGTTTTACCAATACCTGGAGGACCTGCAAGAAGGAGATTCGGAATCTCACCCTTCTCTACAAACTCCTTAAATGTTTTTTTAGTTTCATCAGGAAGAATACAATCCTCAATTACTTGTGGTCTGTATTTTTCGGTCAGAAGAAATTCACTTGTCATAATTAAATTCCACTATTCAAATGATTTGGATATATTTTAGTATCTGCCTTTTCAAAATTTTTATGTCTGACTCCACCTCCCCGATTTCTAGATTTCCAATTGATACCAGATCCCTTCGGTTCAATCCTCTCCAATTTAATAATGTTCTTTTCTACATCAACAGAAGTTTCGTTGAGAATACGATATTCTCTATCTTGTATCCAAGCAGGAATATTGAAAGAAACATATTCAAATTGCCAACATCCCCTATCTAAAATTGGTTGCCAATATATTTTATAGTCTGGTTCATCCCCCATTTTAGTATAAACAATTTCATATGCTTCATCTTCAATTTCTCTCACAACTTTTCTTAATTGTTTAAGTTCTTCTTGAGAATCTAGAAGACCTCCCCTCTCTTTACGAATTCTTTTTGCTTCTGCTTTTGTTATGGCACTTTCTATTCTTTTTCTTTGAGATTCACAAAAATCTTCCAAATATTTTAATTGCTTTTTATACTCCTGAAGTTTTTCTCCCTTTTGTTCATATAGTTTTTTTTCTGTTCTTTTTAAGAAAGAATCAAATTTTTTACGATAAACTTTTACTGCCTCCAAATAAGAATTTGAAGATGGATCAAGTTTTTCAAAAACTTCATCGCCATGAGTATGATCGATTAAATCGTGCCATCCATAGCAAGCATAAACATCTTTTTTTGCACCCTCAACACACATTTTAACATAATCATTAAACTCTACTTGATATTTTCTTTTAATAGGTTGTTGTTTCATAATTTAGACCCAATCAGGTTTGCGTTGTGGCATACGAAGGTAATTATCAGACACCCAAGGTTTGGATGCGATATACCTTTTATATGCTTCAAATGTATCAATAGTGTCGTCGCACTTCCATTCCTCAGGCATTGCACGAGCAAAAGGAGTTACTTCTGTAATCTTACCTTTTGGAAACAAATAATATGCTTCCAAAAGGGTATTATAACACGAATGTGGTTTTCCATACCTCAACTGAAATTCATCACATAAATTCATTCCGTGTTTAATTAACCAATAAGCATTATCAATTGTTTTTGCTGCCCATTGAGTACAAGGATGATTTCTAAAAGCACCTTTCTCAGTTGCATATGGATTTCCATCTTTTTTATGAATTGGTCCATAGTTATGATACCACTTAGATGCAATAACAGAAAGCATTTGACAGCACTCAAGAGGCATTTTCGTTATATGTTTGTCAGGAAGACAAATTGCAGATTCTGCAGGAAACTCACTTGTGACAAAAATATTCATAATAAAAAAATTAATCAATACAAATCCATTTTTTCCAAGTTTGAGAGTTTGACTTTACTCTTGCTCTGGCACAACTATAACTAATATTATAGTATTTGGCAACATCTTTTATTCCAGTAAAATAAGTGTCTTCTATTAAGTAAGTTTTTTTCTTAGATTCACTTATACTTTTTCCTCTCTTGATAAGAAATTGTTTATCGGTTTCAAGTTCTCTTATTTTTTTAAATCTTTTTTCTATAAGTTCTTGAGAATGTTTTTTTCCAGTTAAACTTTGTCTCATTTTTTCAATTGAATTTTCAGTTAATCTAATTTGACCTCCAGGAAGAATATTATAATAAGGTTTAAGAGTGTCTATGTGATAAATTTCCTTTTCATTTAATTGATTTAAGTCAGTAGCAGTGTCCAAAATTTCAATGATAAAATTTTCTATTCCATACTTTCTCATAGCATTATGAAGTTTGTATCCACCACCACGAATAGACATTTCTTTATGTTTTCTAAATCTATACACAATATTTTTTATAGTTTGCCCTATATAAAATTCTTGAGTCTGCGTATTAGTTATTTTATAAATAAACATAAAAACTATCCTATTATATTATTATTTATGTAATAGGATAGTTTTATATTTAACCAAACTGACTATCTGGTTCTAAGGCAATCCAATAAGAAAGATTGTACTTAGGATTTGTAAATTGTGCCAGAAGTTTTTGTGACACAACTACATCATAAGCACCAGGAATAATCTTGATATTTTCCACTTTGAAGTTA